TTGACACCGCAACGGACGTAGACACAAATACAGATAATTTTGTGGTACGTTACGCCGATGCCAACAAGAGTGTGTTCTCAGTCGCGGGGCTTACGCCTCCGAACGAGCTCAAACTCTCAGTATCACACGATACTGGAAAGAACGGAGAAGCACGTCATCAGGTTCGTATCGACCGAACTGAGGTCGATGCCTTTGGCGTGGCTGCTACGTTGTCGGTTTATACCGTCATCGTACGGCCTCCGAATACGGCGCTTACTGCTGCAATCGTCAAAGAAGCAATCAATCAATTGGTTGACTTCTGGGTCGAGGGCGGCAGTAATGCGAACGTCGACAAGATTCTCAATTTCGAGACATAGTCTCGATCTTGATTGTCGGTCAGCATAGCAAGTTACCATCCGCTGTGAGGCAAATGGTGAAAAAGGCTCTAAGCTAGGGACGCTTCTTGGAGACCATCATATGAATAATGGTAGTCTGAAAAGCCTTCTCCTATTATGGGAGAACCTAGCGAACAACCATCGCTATGCAGGACTGGTTTCTGAAAGGGATATTATTACTTTCAGAAATCGGTCTGAATCAGAGGGCCTAGCCTTCCTAACGACTGTTTTACCAAATCTTGGTAAAGCGCTTGATAAGTTCCACTCAACAACACAGTGGGACTCGACCAATATCGGCTTTAAAACCGATAAAGACGGCATACCTCTTTTCCTTGGGGTAGCTATCAGGTTTGCGTTGGAAGGTTCCTCGGTAGCAGTAGATTGTGTACGGCAATTGTCGTACATTTTCTATAAACTGGAAGTCCCATATTCTAGAGACCTACAGGAAGACTTCTTGAACCGTTTCATTGAAACGGATAAAGAAGTAGGGCAGCGGAAAGTGGACCCTTTTCGGGACCACGTAACGCGCATGCGCCTAATTATCGGAAAAATCCTCTGTGATGAGGATCCTACTGAAATTAGACCATGTCACGGCACGGGTGCAACCGCGTGTCGGACCCCTAACTGGGAAAAGTGGCACAAGTTTCGTTATTTCGAGAAACTTGACCGCCTTTTCAGTTATCCTGATTATTTCTTCTACTCATACACTCATTTGAGTGATGAACAGGAGAAATTGGATCTTTCAGAACTTGGCGACCCTATGGCACGTGTTTGTTTAGTGCCTAAGGATAGTCGAGGTCCGCGCGTTATCTCATGTGAACCTAAAGAATTAATGTATATTCAGCAGGGACTCATGAGAAAGCTCTACGCGTGCCTCGAGACTCATCCACTCTGTGCTGGTCAAATTAATTTTCTTGATCAGCGCGTCAATCAGCGTATGGCTCTTATCGCTAGTATTACCGGCGAACTTGCCACGGTTGATCTTAAAGACGCTTCAGATAGAGTATCACTCCAACTTGTGAGGGCGGTTTTTCCGTCTTCGTGGGTTGAGGCGTTCGAAGCTTGTCGCTCCGAGCGTACACTCTTACCTGATGGCAGAGTAGTTGAATTAAGCAAGTTTGCTCCAATGGGGAGCTCTTGCTGTTTTCCAGTTGAAGCACTAGTCTTTTGGGCTAGTGCGCGTGCTACGTTAGATAAATTGGGAAAAAATAATCCAATTTATGTATACGGCGACGACATAATCATCCCTTCGGAATACTTCGAAGAGGTGGTGTGTGCTCTTGAGGCGATTGGTCTTTTAATCAATCGTAACAAGAGTTTTTGGTGTGGCCCTTTCCGAGAATCTTGCGGTGGTGACTATCACAATGGTTTTGATGTCACTCCTGTAAGAGTCAGGCAGGTGCCCTCCATGTCGGGTACTGGACTTGGTCGCAGCGCGGACTTAATTAATAATTTCATAATTAAGTTCGGTTACGAGTCTTCCCATTCGCTGATTCGAGTGATCGAAGAGGCGGTAGGATACACGTATCCACGGACGAACCTTGCAATTCCTTGCACGGTTCGTGCGAATCCGTGTGCTGTCAACGATACATCTTTTCGTAGACGCTGGAATTCGAACCTCCAGCGATACGAGTATCGTATACTCACCCTGGGCTGTAAATCGTTAGAAAAACAGCCCCCCTCTTGGGGGGAACTCCTTAGGAAGGAGCTCTCAAGGGAAGTATCAAGTCTTCCGGATTTCTCGAAAGATCAGCGTAACTTAACTGATCTAACGATGAAGCCTGGAGAGTACGTG